AAGTTTCTTCATTACTGGGATTATCAGAAGTCGATGGAGAAGTTCATCCAGTTTCTTAATTTCGTATCATTTAAGCACCACATTAATTTTGACAAAATCTCGGCCGATTTTCAAGAGTTCGCTAAAGAAGAGAAGGAGATTCTTCAAAAGACAAATATTTACGATGAATATAAGTCTTTTTTGGATAAGCACGAGGACGATATCGAAAACGAGTTCAATGAGAAGCACAACTTCCAGACGACCGTGCGTGGAATGAAGGTGCGTGGTGTATTCGGGTCGCAGAAGGAGGCCGAGTTGCGTTGCCAGATGTTGCGTGAGGTGGATCCCAACCACGATGTATTCGTCGGACCTGTGGGGATGTGGGTTCCATTTCACCCTGATGCATACAAGACTGGGCGTGTTGAATATATGGAGGAGACGCTAAATCAGTTGATGTCGGAGAAGAAGAAGAACGAGGACCAGGCCAAGACTGAATTTGATAAGCGTGTCAAAGACACGAAAACCAAGGCGATTCAGGAGAATATCAAGTTGGCGAAGGAGAGCGGAAATAAGTTGACGCAGATGTTGGCAACGGATGGTGAGACATTGGTGGATGCAAAACCTCGGGATCTCGTGGTGGATGCAAGTGAGAGTGTCGGCGGTGGTATTTGGAATGCTGGTGATGACTCGGCGTCAGTGACTATGACAGTCGAAGAGATGAGAAAGGAACTCTTTGAGAGCGAGGATGTCGTTATGGATAAGCATAGCGACCACGGATTGTCGAAGTTGGCCGGTGCAGGAGCGAATGAAATGGATAATGTTGATTAGTAGTTAAATGCTAATTTTGGCAAACCGCTTTATGGTAGCCTAAAGCGGTTTTCTATTGAATTCTAATTTTAGAATCTTGCTTTTGTTGAAACAAAGTAAGATCCTTATCATTTACCGTGACATAATGTTAACCAACTAATATAATGTATTTTCAGTGTCACCACTTACTCTTCTTGACATTAATCTTGGGCGCCTTGCTGGTTTTTGACGCGTTTGGATCATACGCTTGCTCTCCTTCATCGTCAGAACCGAGATTTTTCGAGATTTCCCAGAACTCCTTACTGCCCAACTTGAAAGGACCGTGCTGTTGCGCCTTATACCAGAAGATTTGGTCTTGTAATTTGTTCGATTTCGCGTTATTATTGATGACGAGGCACTCATAATTCTCGGTGCACTGGTCCATCACCTGGCAAAAACTCTCAAAAGTGGGGAACATACCTGCATAATTGTCATAGATTCGCTTACGGTTCGCAATATATGGTTCACGTAGAATAAAAACGTAGTCGATATTGGTGCGGAGATTTGGAGGGATACCGAGTGGATATTGCATTGTGATGACTAACATGATCTTCCAATGACGCCCGTTCATGAAGAGGAGGCGCATCATCACGTCCTTCGTCCATTTGTTATCATACAAACAGTCGTCCAACACAACAAATGTGCGCGGATCAATGGATGATTTTTTATACATATCATATTCCTTCTTCACCTGCTTCAACACTGCTTTCTGACGTTTGAGAATATTTTCGATAATCGCGGTATTATACGCATCATGAATGAAGAGTTTGGGCACATGTGCAGCAAAGAAACCGTTGCCGGCTTCTGTTCCGGAGATGACTGTTCCAATCGGAATATCCTGATGATGAAACATGAGATCCTGCACGAGAAAACTTTTACCGGTATCACGACGTCCAATGAGAACGATCACTGGACCCTTGTTTTCATCTGGACGAAAACTGATTGCTTTCATATCGAATTTGGCAAGTTCTAGATTCATGTTGGTATGATGTAATAAAAATTGGATATATTATTATTTGTTTCATTTTACGAATGGAATGGAATGGAATGATTGCCCGTTTAAAATAAATATAAAACTTCTATTTATCAATCATATTACATTTCATTTAGGAACAAACAAACATGTCTTCGACCAATGCAACCGCATTTCAACTTCATTACAGAAAACATAAATATACGCCGGATACAATTGAACCGGCTTTATTGTATGATATCCAGAATTATATTCCTATTTATTCGCGATTCTTTGATCTCAATGATACCAACTATAATGGTATTCAGTTGAATCAAAAGTATTACTTACAAAATATTATATCGCATCCATCACAAATTATGGAGAGTGACCGTTCGGACGACCGCGACCGCGACCGCGACATTCGCTCTCTAAATCATTTAGAAACAGTGATTGCAGATGATAATGGAAACACAAACAATGTCCCCATATTTGTGAAGTATTCACCATTATTAGATCCGATTCGTTATCTCTCGGGTAAATATCAGGTTCATCAGAATAAGACCCGCGCTCTTCCTAAATATAATTCTACGCTAGATGATTGTGAAGAGAAGATTCTGAATACGAACAATACATCCTATGTGGATGGGTTCTTTTCGTATTTAACAAGTCGTGCACTTCACACACATGGAATCGTTCATGGCGTCGATTATTATGGCAGTTATTTGTGTAAACAACGAGAATTTTCCACGAATGTATTTGATGATATTGATTATCTCGTCGGGTGTTCTTTCTTCAATAACTATGAAAACGACCTTTTTACGATTGACTATTCTCAATTTGGAGATGACATCGACGGTGATCTCTCGGATGTGAATATTAGTAAGTTGATGAAGATCCGAAACAAGATGAAACCGCTCATTGGTTCAACCGGTGTAACCGATAATTATCTACAAAACGAGGAAGATTATTATAATATGAAAACCCGAATCAACATATTGGATGCAGAAACAATTACGCCGATTGAAGTCACCGATATGGGGTTTTCTACTGTTGTGAATGAAGAACCAAATATATCTGTAGAAGATGTTGAATTGAATGTAAATGATGCAACAGATATTGCTTCTACTACCACCACCGCATTACAACCCAAAAATCAAACAAGAGACCACGATGATATGAGTGATTCAGATTCATCATCTCAATCCAACTCATCTTATACTACGATAAGTGATGATGATGACGAAAACTACAAGAGTGACTCTATTCAAGTAGACGATTCAACATTTGATAAAAATAATGGCGGCGCAGAAACCGACGACAACGACGAGACCGAAACCGACGAGACCGAAACCGACGACGGAAGCTACGATAGCGACGATGAGCAAATCATCGTGAAAATAAAAGACTTTCCTATTCAGGCAATCCTTCTTGAAAAATGTATAAGCACACTGGATCGTATAATGATGACGGATGAATTGACAAAGGAAGAGTGGTCGTCGATTCTATTTCAAGTGATTATGACACTTGTCATGTATCAAAAAATGTTTGAATTCACGCACAATGATCTTCATACAAATAATGTAATGTTTATTGAAACCACCGAAGAGTTCATTTACTATCTCTACGAAGATCAGTATTATAAGGTTCCTACATACGGTCGCATTTTTAAAATCATTGATTTTGGTCGTGCAATCTACAAATTCCGCGGTCAACTGATTTGCAGTGACAGTTTTCATCCGAAAGGAGACGCGGCAACCCAATACAATTTTCCGCCTTATTATAATCCAGATAAACCCAAAGTAGAACCGAACTTCAGTTTTGATTTGTGCCGATTTGCATGCGCCCTTTTCGATTATTTCATTTATGATCTGCGCAAGGTGGAGAAACTGTGTAAATCGGACCCGATTATCAAGTTGGTTGTGAAATGGACAACAGATGATAAGGGGCGAAATATTCTCTATAAATCAAACGGTGAAGAGAGGTATCCTGATTTCAAATTGTATAAGATGATCTCTCGGTCAGTTCATGGGCATAATCCGTCGAACGAGATTCATAATCCGTTGTTTGATACGTATAAGATAACGTATAAAAAATATAAGAAGCATGCAGCAATATCCGCAAAATTCCCCAAAGACGGTAGAAACACCCATATTCTAATGAACGTGGATACATTGCCTAATTATTCCGGCGGTTGTTCAGAAACCTTGCACGATGTGCAGGAAGTCCGTTCTTCGCAATAAACTCGATATTCCTCATGGTCCATCCCATGCTTGCGCCAGAATGCCCTGTTTCCATATTTTCACCGACAAGTGTCACGATGCGATCATCACCATAACTGAACATGAATCCGCGATCGCCTGGCGGACTGTAGTTCGAAAGATATGTCCAAACATCGATCTCCTTGTCTTGCACTTCAGGTAACTTGCCAACGCGAATAATCGCGCGCATTCCATCACGAATCATATCTTCCGACCATTTGTCATTCAAATATGACATATCACAGTCGCGAACGGCGTCAAGGGTGCGAGGCCAGTATTCGTCTTTATTGGAATTAACGACCGGCGACGAGGAGACCGCGACAGAGACAGATTCAGGGTTGACAATCACCGACGACGACATTATAGTGCAAATGAACGAATAAACGAACGATGCATCCAACTTATGATAAACATAACAAATCAATTTTTTATGTTTATACGCGGTATTATAGTAAAAATAAGTATTATAATATATGTTTACGCATCCGCAGTTGTAATCTATATAAACGCTACGACTGTTATTTATTTATTGTCATTGTATATACGATACGATGGTGCGCGATACAATCAAAATTGACGGCGTTACATACGACATCACCGATTTTAAACATCCTGGCGGCAATATTATTCATTATGCAAAGAATTCGCCTGACGCAACTGAAGTATTCCACGAGTTTCATCATCGATCTACCAAAGCTACCAAGATTCTTCGATCATTGCCGGTCTATCACGGCGACGGCGACGACGACGGCGCTCACGCGCTTCTCGAACGTTCGCATTTGCTCACACAACGCCAGCAAGATATGACAACGGATTTCCGAGAGATGCGCACCGACCTCATCAACCAGGGATGCTTTGAACCGGATTATATTCACGTTTATTTCCGTCTATTGGAACTCGCATTTTATTTCAGTCTAGGAACATGGTTAGCATCGTATAATATTTACGCATCCATTCTCTCGTTCATCGCATTTAAGACTCGTTGTGGTTGGGTGCAACACGAATGCGGACATTTGAGTTTCACGGGTATCCGCCCGATTGACCGCGCAATTCAAACGTTTACGATGGGATTCGGCGGCGGAGTCAGTTCTTCGGTATGGAACTCGATGCATCAAAAACACCACGCAACCCCGCAGAAAGTGAAACACGATATCGACTTGGATACAACACCCTTCGTGGCGTTTTTTGATCGCGCATTTGAAGACAACACGAATGGAAAAGTGACCGCGCGATTTATGAATCGATGGTGGATGCGACTTCAGGCCTGGACATTTTTGCCTATCGTGAATGGCGTGCTTGTTCATCTATTTTGGACCTATTATCTTCATCCGAAGAAGGTGTTTCACCGACTTTGTTCGGCCAAAACGAGAGAAGTATGTCTAGAAACCGCATTTGAAGCCGTATGTATGGCGGGATCTCATATCGCGTTACCTGTTATTTTTTATAGAGGCAGCAATGGCGGATTCTTATGGTGTTATTTTCTCTTGATGATCGTAAATTTCTGGAATTTTATCTACCTTTTCGGACATTTCTCTCTTTCGCATTCATTTACTAGTGTTATTCCTGAAGACAAACATCTTCTCTGGTTTGAGTATGCACTGGATCACACCGTGAATATTTCTACAAAATCACAAATGGTGGCATGGATTATGGGATACCTCAATTTTCAGATTGAACATCACCTTTTTCCGTCGATGCCTCAGTATAAAAATGCGATTGCTGCAAAGAGAGTTCGTGCATTTTGTGAAAAATGGTCACCCGATCTGAAATACATTGAACACTCCTACTTTGATGCTTGGTGGTTGATGTTGTCTAACTTAAAGAGGGTTGGAAAACATTATTACGATAATGGGGTGGCGGTAACCCATCCGGAGAGAGAAGAAACAGAAGATACATCATCCAATGATTCTCCTACATCTCCTGTGATATTATCATCGGATCATGAACATTTGGATTAGATTAAAATCCTGGTGTGTCTGTAAATACTGCAGCAGCGCCACCGCCGGCACCACTGCTGCTACT